ACAGGTTCGGTGTGGATTGTTCCGCTTGCATAGCGTCATAGGTTGATTTCAACATTGAGGTATATTCCCCGTTGCCTCTGTCAATGATTGCGTGTTCTATTTCTACGCCGTCAATACCTGCTACTTTAATAAAGGTGACATTATCCATTTTTATAACTCCGCACTAAATCCGAGGTAGGCTGATGTTGAATTATTAGCAATAAGTTGTGTTGGTCTGTATTGAGTCATACCAGATAAGGTTGCCGTAAGAACAGTCCAATCGTTTGTTGCATCTCCGCCCAGCGTTAAGGCAGAAACTGCACCCAATAAATTTGACCCGTCATAACCTTGTAAAGTTGAGTATTCGATAGAGGATGGTTTTACTCGCATCCTTACTGGATTTCGTAAAACTGGAAACATAGTCGTTGCAGAATTAGCGGTGTTGAACTCAGTAAAACGAGAATAACTACTTTCAGCGGTGCTTCGCCAGTAATAACGCTGGCAAGCGGCTAATTCTCCTTGAATTGTTTCGGCATTAGTACGGAAAGGTAGTGCCACGCTTCCGACATCAATTTGCACTCCAGTTACCTCAAAGTAATCATTTGCCCCAGCCGTGCCTTGGAATTGAAAACCAAAACCAATCGCTAATTGAGTTGAATTTGTAGGTACTGTTCCTGTATAAGTAAAGCGTTGCCAAGTTGTCGTCAAGGTCATATTGTTGCTACTAACATTATTTTGACCTGTAAAACCTGAATAAATGCTTTGGTCTGTGCCTGTTCCATTGGCAAGGTTAAATTGTAGAATACTGCTAGTTGCAGAATAATCTGCACCTTTGCGAGCATAAACACTAATCGTTACAGTTTTGCCTGAAAATGGAATTGAATTAACGCTTTCCATACTTTGATAGGTAGATTGTCCGCTTGTACCAGTTTGACCTGAATTACGCTGGTAGCGCATTGCGTACTGGATAAATGGCAAGTTTGTTGTATCACCTGTTGCTACTCTTGCTATCGTGCAAGCCTGATTTGCTCCTGTTGCTGTTTGCCATCTGTCTAAAGTGTATGCCTGAGTAGATGCAGCAACAGATACGCTGGTTCCTCTTTGTGCTATCTGAAATGCTGAGTTGAGAACTGGGTTAGCCTGAACTGTTCCGCCTGTATAGCGCAAGCCTGTTGAAGTGGAACTATCTGCTACGAGAGTTTCCCCATTGTTGCCCACGGCTACCCTAGCCTGGGTAGTGGAGTAACCGAATAGGTCACCCTTTGCTGTTAACGGCGAGTTAGCCGTTGTCGGAACTCTACCTGTAGCCATTAGTTCTTACCTACTTTCATACCGTCTGGAAGTGGCTTTGAGTATTCCCACTTTTCAATATAAGCACCTAGTCCGTCTGAGTCATCTCGTAAATAAATTCCCAACTTTCTAAAATCATCTGTTGGATTAATTTCTGGATATGCTTCGATAATCTTTTCCCATAATTCCATCTTATGCTCCTAAATAGTTAATCTGGAAACGAGCCTGAGTTGCGTCTACAAAACAATTCAAGTTGCCACCGCTAGTTTGATAGGCATAAAGTTCAACATAATCTCCTGCAGTTAAATAAGCATTCCAAGTTAATGCAACGCCTGGGTATTGTCCACTTGGTGCGCTGATGTCTGGGCTTGCAAAAGTGCTGCTACCGTTTAGATAAATGTATAATCCACGCATACCGCCGCCGCCACTCGAATTATAAACTACTTGAGCATTCACTTGATAGTATCCTGTTTTGCCAGTTGGAATAGTAATTCTTGATGTATTTGTAGAATTGCTATGGTAAGAGTCTGTATCGTATTGTTCTGTCGTATAAGTAAGTCGTGTAAATGTAGATGTGGGTACTGATACGGCTGCTGCGTCCGTTACTGATGCACCACTAAATGTCGTGCCGCTTGCAGGCGTAGCCCATTTCAATCCAGTAGCCGTGCTTGAGTCAGCAGTAAGGACTTGGTCGTTGGTGCCAACTGCCAGTCTTGCTGGGGTATCGTTGGCAGTAGCCGTCAGTAAGTCTGCCTTAGCATCAAAGATGGTCGGCTGGATACCACCTTCAATTACAGGTATGCGTCCAACTGTCATTTATGATAACTCGCTTCCGAAAGCATTGAATGAGAATGTTGCTGCTGAGGCATAGACTGTGACCACATCTGTGGTAGCAAGGGTAATGCCAAGGGTTAGCGTGTCAGTGGCATTGCCTGGGAGGGACACATCGTAGGCTACATAGTGCTGTGCTGCCAGGGTTGCTCCTGCTGGGCGTACCGCTACGCGGTAGGTACCTGCAGTTGCTGTCTGGTTAGCAATGGTGATTGTAGATACAATCGCCTGTGTTGCCGATGGCACCGTGTATAGTGTTGTTGCCGTGGTAGCAGACGGGTTAGACTGCCCTAGCACCTTGTATGTTGTTGGCATTATTATTTCTCCTTAGTTACATTCCACCGAGCATAAACACGGTTGGTGTGGGGTCAGTTGTTATTGCAGCCCAACTTGCAGTTGTGCCGTCAGTTGTTAAGTATTCTCCAGCGTTACCAGTCTGGCTAGGTAGAGCATCAATTGCTGCCCAAGCAAGACCTGTTGCTGTTGCTGAGTTTACAGTAAGTGCATAACCATTAGTTGCTGCAACTGTTAGTTGGTCAAATGAACCTGCGCCAGTTCCTGCTAGTAAATCTCCCTTGGCATCAAATGATGCGGCGACTGCGGCTGCAGCGGTTGCTGCGCTAGCAGCAGCGCTTGTCGCTGATGTTGCAGCAGAAGTCGCAGATGTGGCTGCACTTGATGCACTTGTTGCAGCAGCACTTGCAGATGATGCAGATGCTGTAGCAGAGGTAGCAGATGCGCTAGCACTTGAGGCTGAGGCAGTTGCACTGTTAGCAGAAGCCGTTGCAGATGCAGCAGCGCTTGTAGCGCTAGTTGCTGCAGCGGTAGCAGAGTTAGCAGATGATGTTGCATAACCTGCAATTGTTGCTACTGAGTTAGCAGCAGTTGTTGCACTTGCTGCTGCACTAGTTGCACTAGTTGCCGCTGCTGTGGCAGAGGCTGCTGCTGAGGTAGCACTTGTGGCTGCTGCTGTGGCTGAAGTTGCTGATGCTGTTGCAGATGTAGCAGATGCTGTTGCACTGTTAGATGCACTCGTTGCAGAAGTAGCAGCAGATGTAGCACTAGTAGCAGCACTTGCTGCTGAGGTAGATGCTGCAGTTGCTGAACCTAAAATGCTATCTACATAATCCTTAGGGGTAGCAGATGATGCTGACATACCCGCAGAAGATAAACCAGTAATAACTGGTGAGCCTGAGATGGTTGGGCTAGTTAAAGTTTTGTTAGTAAGGGTCTGTGTTGCTGTATCAAGAACTACTGTGCCTGTAGTATTAGGCAGGGTAATTATATTATCTTGTGTAGGGTCAACTACTGTAAGGGTAGTCTCGTGAGCATCAGCAGTAGCACCTTCAAAGACAATACTTGCATCTACACCAGCACCTGTGATGCTAGGGTTGGTAATGGTAGGGGCAGTAAGGGTCTTATTGGTTAGGGTCTGGGTATCTGTAGTACCCACCACAGCCCCTGTAGCCCCGTGTACGCCTGTTGTGGACTCAATGTGAACATTAGCCTCACGGTAGTCACGACCAATAGCCATGTGACGTGTGACTGCACCAGCCGAGTGGGCTTGGGCAGAGGAGCCATCTATAGCACGAGTAATGGTAAAGGTATTAGTAGATACCGCCGTGGCATCTACAATTTCTTCGAGCGCTGTATCTGGGTCAATGACCAGGGTAAAGGTTGTACCGCCTGAGATGGTTGCACCACCCAGAAGCGCAGGCCCAGACTGAACAACAATCGTTGTTGCACCAGCAGTAACCGCGCTAGTCAGCGTAGATTGCTGAGAGCGTGAGGAGTAATTTCTAGTTGTCATTTATATTCCTATCGGCTGTAGTGAACTCGTGTTGGGTACTGAGTTAATTGCTTTTGCTTTTCTTCATTAAGACGCTGTTGATATAGTCCAAAGATTTGACGCACTGCTGTATTAGATGCACCAAACGGACGCTTAGAATCAATCTCATCAGCCTGTGGGCTGTACTGAGCAGCACGGGCTGGGTCAAGATAAGACAACAGTCTGTAGGCTGCGCCTAAAATAACTACATCTTTAACTGTATTTGATAATCCAGTCTGTGTAGAAAAATCTTGTGTGTTAGTTGTAAAAGGCATTGGGTGTGTAGCATACATAGCCTTAACAGTTCTACCAGGAATAATAACATCCTGAATAGTTACAGTTTGGGAACCGCCACCCCATGTGGCTACATCTGCAAACGGGTCAAATGACCAACGCTTAATTCTAATCCATTCTTTTGTTGGCCCAATATCCTGCCATGACATAGTAAGAATGTTCTCTATGTATAAATCTTGAAACTCATAAGTAGTTACCGCTGCATTATAAACAAATGATGTTTGCTTAACTGCATAGATGGCAGAGCCAACTGCTTCAATAGTATCGTTAATAGCCTTCTTAATAACATAGCGCGGGAAAATAGGTGAGATAGTTACCTTTGCATCCGCGGCATGAGTAGCAGCATCTGTTCCCAGATAGCCTCGTCCGTAAGGGGCGACTGTTGCTGTATTACCAACACGGTCAAATGAATCAACCCACATTAATTCTTCATCAACCTCAAGTACACCTTTACCCACATTGCTGGTGTCTCCAAGAGACAAGATTGTAGGTGAAGTACTTGGTGAGGTTAAACCAGTTACCGCAGTTCTAAGATAGGTAGAGCGGTCTTGCTGGTATGTGTAACCTGATAGATTGATAAGCACTTCATCAATCATCTGTGTCAATGTTGTTGTCACAGGTCTATGCTCCTTAATGCAACAATGGCTGATAGTCCAGTAGTTCCTGCTAATTCATTACAAATAGCGTTAAGCATCTTGTATTCATCAGGTTGACGATTTGCATCAGCCTTAATATTTAGAGCAGCAATAATACCTAAGCCATTAGTCTCAGCATAGTTGTTTGCTGCACCTTGTTCGGACTGATATGCATCTGGTGTTGGGTACGTCCCACTATTTGCAAGACGATTTAACTCGTCGGCAAGTGTGCTACCTGCTACTCCTGTTGCCATTATCTAAACCTCGCTGCTTTCTTTGCTATTGACTTTGGTTGCTTTACAAACTGCTTGCCTTTTCTATTGCCAGCGGCCTTTGCTTTATTAGTTGCTGCTTTTTCAGCAGGACTTAATGCAGCCCATGCTGCTGCTGGTAAATATCTTTTCTTACCTTTAGATGGTTTGCCATCAGAAGTTTTCCACTTTTGTGCAGTCCACTTCTTAAGTGACTTTTGAGATTTAGCAAGGGCCATTACTTGTACCCTCCGCCTGCCTTCTTGTATTCAGTAGCAAGCAACTGTGCTTTACGAGCAGACCATTCACCAGGGTCTCCACCTCTAGAGCCAGCCTTAATCTTCTTAAACAATGCAGCACGCATAGCGGGCTTAGTGTAGTTACCAGCAGCATTAACTGTAGATTTCTTTTTCACTTCTTAGCCTTGTTTCTCTTAGAGATAGCAGCAGCCTTAGCCTTTGCATCTGACTTTGAAGAAGCACCCCATGCTTGCAGTGATAGAAGTAGACGAGTAGGCGAGCCATCAGGCTTGCGCTCTGGACCTGGCATCCCACCCATCCGTGCTAGGAAGGATGCCCTGCGTGGATTGTCTCCAGATTTAACAGGAGCCTTAAGAGTGCCACCCTTATAGGATGCACGACCTTTTGCGTTAAGTCCTCCCTTAGGATTCTTGCCTTCTTTACGCGTCCATGCTGGAGACTTAGCCATTGTTTACTCTGTTCCTCTTCCGCCTTGCCAACCAGGAATCTTTGTAATATCACCCTTATACTTAATGAGTAATTCTTCAAAGGCTGTAAGTTTGCGTGGCTTAATACGTGTCTGAATATCTCTAACTTCTGCTGGTGTTTTACTTTTAGATTTATTTGGTTGCTTAGGCATTTTTGGCATTTATTACTTCTTGCCCATCTTCTTCATAGCCATCTTCTTTGCTGTCTTCTTAACAGCCTTCTTCATTGGCTTGCCCATCTTTGAAGCCTTCTTCTTTGCAGCCATTTTGCCTGCTGCTGTGTATGGAAACTTCTCTCCGTCTACCATTGGCATTATATTTGTCCTATCTCTTTCATTACTGCTACGGTTGATTTGTTTACTTTGTTTGCATCAGGCATTGTGTTCGAGTTATATGGTCTGCCCAATACTTCGGAAGCCTTTTCGGCTTCACGAATCCTTTGCATTGATGTACCGCCAGGTTGTATACCTTGTGCTCTAGCCTCATTGTAAGCATTTAGTTCTTGGTTAAACGCTCTCTGTGGTCTTTGACGACGAGAGTCAGCATCACCTGTACCTAGTTCAAGGGTCATAACTTTGCACCCAAAACATCCCTCTACATATTCAGGATGTGTTTGTATTTGATGTAGACTCATAGTTCAGTAAAGTTTGCTTCCGTCACTCCTACACCACCAGCAATAAGCGCTGCTTTAGTAGTGTCATCTACTGTGTGGGCATAGCCACCACGATAGACAACTGGGTACTCAGGTAAATCAGAATCAAGTGGATAACGAATCTGTTGGTACTGTCCATTAGTATTTAATACAATAGAAATACCACGGTCTAACTTATAGAACTCAAACAGTCTATGCATGCCTGCAGGACCTTCTTCAACTGTTGGTGTTTTAAATGACCAGTTAGACATTCATCCTCCTTTAGTGGACTCACCATAAGGCTGGGTTGCCCCAACCCTACAGTCAATTAACTACTAGAGAGCAGCGATTGATGAACCTGATGTGATTCGGTATAGAGCCTCATCGCGGTAAACTGCAAAGCCAAGTACGCCGTACCAACCCATTGGGCGGAAACGCATCAACTTATCAGTTACGTTACCAATAACGACATGTGGCTCTTCAGCAACGGCTTCTGCCATTGCCTGTGAACCTGCAACGATTGTGTCAAAGACACGTGTTACAGGTGTAACTGTGATTGTTGTTGATACTGTGACTGCAGCAGAGTTAGCAACGTCAACAGTAAATGTTGTTGTTGAACCTGATGTTGTGATTGCAGTAATCTTCGCAGATGTTCCTACGCCTGTTCCTGAAATCTTATCGCCAACTTCAGCGCGAGCAGCGATAACAGATGATGAAGCAACGCCGAATGTGAATGCGGCTGAAACTCCTGCAACTGTTACTGCTGTTGTTGCCAATGCTGACTGGTCTGCACCTGACTTGGCATTGAACAAACGTGATGACTCTACGAAGAACGCGCCTTCGTACTCACCGATTTCTCCAGCCCAAATCTTGCTTGCTTCTGAAGCAGACTGTGACTGTGGGTAGCGCCATCCTAGGTCGCCTGT